TGTTGACTACTCTATCCAGCAGATGGACACAATTAAGGAAGCATTTAAGGAACAGGCCCAGACCGCAAAAGAAGCTGGCTGGCTCGCTAGCTTTGTCACTGCTATTACCCGCCCCGGTCTTACTTGGATTGCATTTGGTGTATATGTGGCTGTCAAAGCTGCTGGCCTAACGATTGCTTTTCAAACGAATGCAAACTGGGCTGAGGTCTTGACCAAGTCATATGATGAAGATGACTTCGCTATGCTGAACATGATGCTTACGTTCTGGTTTGTAGGACGGTCTATAGAAAAATACAACAAATCGTGAATGAGGCTAAGAAGCTTTGCAAGGATGTACTGATCAAGCCCTTTGAAGGGCTGGCAAAGCGTTTACCTGATGGACGAGTTCAAGCCTATCCCGACCCCGGAACCAAAGGACACCCTTGGACCATTGGCTGGGGCGCAACCGGACCTAACATCAACCCCGGCACGATTTGGACGATGCAGCAGTGTGAAGATGCGCTGGATCATCATGTGGAGTATTTTCAAAGGGGTTTGTTTAAACTATCCCCAAAGATTCAAGCGGCACTTCCAAGACGCATTGCCGCAGTGACTAGCTGGGTCTACAATTGTGGCTTAGGAAACTATCGGGTTTCCACGTTCAAGAAGCGTATTGATGCGGGGGACTGGGATGGCGCAGCAGACCAATGTATGCTCTGGAATAAAGCTGCTGGCAGAGTTCTTCCCGGACTTACACGCCGTCGTGCAGCAGAAGCTGCCTTAATGAGGTGAGCAATGCCACTCAAAAAACTGCTGTTGAAGCCGGGAGTAAATAAAGAAAACACCCGATACACCAATGAAAATGGTTGGTACGTATCGGACAAAGTGCGTTTTCGTCAAGGCACTCCTGAAAAAATTGGTGGGTGGCAGCGTATCTCTAGCAACACGTTTTTAGGTGTTTGCCGTAGCTTGTGGAATTGGGTAACGCTTAGTGCACAAAATTTAATGGGGGTTGGTACTAACTTAAAGTATTACATTGAGCGCGATGGAACCTACAACGATATAACGCCTATCCGTGAAACAGTTACTTTAACCAACCCATTCACTGCAACAAATGGAAGTTCGACAATTACTGTCTCAGATACAAGCCACGGCTGTATAACAGGAGATTTTGTAACTTTTAGTGGAGCTGGCGTTACAGGGCTTGGCGGAAATGTAACCGCAACAGTGCTTAAACAAGAGTTTCAAGTTATTGTGTTAGATGCAAACACATATACAATTTCTGTTGCTCCTGTTGTTGCTGATGCTACGGATGCTTCAGGTTCTCCCGGTGGCGGCACTGTTACTGCGGCGTATCAGATAAATACGGGTCCAGCTTCTGTAGTGCCTTTATCTGGGTGGGGAGCTGGCACGTGGGGTTTTGGCCTTTGGGGAATTGGGGGAACAAGCTCCACAATATTACGCTTATGGACCGCTAACAACTGGGGTGAAGATTTAGTCTTTGGTCCTCGCGGTGGGGGACTTTATTACTGGGACGCTACTAATGGCGTTACTACACGTGGAGTAGCTGTTAACTCGTTGGGTGGGGATGTTACGCTTACTATCGCTGCACCTTGCGTCATAACGCTAAGTGTTGTTTTGGCTGAAGGTACGGCTATTGAGCTAACCACCACAGGTGCTTTACCCACGGGGCTGTCAACCGGAACAACGTACTACCTGCGAAATGTTGATGGGGTAACTGCTAATCTTTCGGCTACCCCCACAGGGGCTGTCATTACAACAACAGGTACTCAGTCAGGCACACACAGTATTTCTGAACTTGTTGACGTACCCACGGTACAAAACGTACTTCTTGTTTCTGACACGTCAAGGTTTTTGATGTTGTTTGGAACCACAGATTACGGCAGCACTACATTAGATCCTATGCTTGTACGTTGGTCAGCGCAGGAGTCGCTTGTTGATTGGGTGCCGTCACCGCTTAACCAAGCAGGTTCCTTACGTTTATCTCACGGATCTGAAATCGTTACCGTCTTACAAACACGTCAGGAAATTGTTGTTTGGACGGACTCATCCCTCTATTCTTTGCAGTATCTTGGACCTCCTGATGTGTGGGGGTCGCAGATCCTTGGCGACAATATCTCCATAGCGAGCCCTAACGCTATAGCCATAGCTTCTGGCGTTATTTACTGGATGGGTGTGGATAAGTTTTATGTGTACAGCGGACGTGTTCAAACATTGCGTTGTGATTTGAGGCGTTTTATATTCAGCGATCTCAACACTGACCAAATAGCTCAAGTCTACGCAGGTACAAACGAAGGATTTAATGAAGTCTGGTGGTTTTATCCTTCAGCTAATTCCACACAAAATGATCGGTATGTGGTGTACAACTACGTTGAGGACATTTGGCATTACGGAACGATTGGACGCACGGCTTGGATTGATTCAGGTTTGCGTGACTATCCTGTTGCTGCAACGTATAACTACAACCTTGTTAACCATGAGCAAGGGTTGGATGACAATGAGACAGGTACAGCGCTACCTATAAACGCCTATATTGAGTCTGCTGAATTTGATATTGAAGACGGGCAGAACTTCGGGTTTATATGGCGTATGGTGCCGGATCTTACTTTTGAAGGGTCTACAGCAAACACGCCTCAAGTTACTATGACGCTGTATGGCATGAATGGTTCAGGTTCTGGGTTAAACCAAGAAGCGTCTAAAGCTGTTGCTCGCACATCAACTGTAACCATTGAGCAATTTACTAACATTATCTACACTCGCATTCGTGGTCGCCAAATGATTATGAAAATCGAGTCTAACCAACTTGGTACGGCTTGGCAGCTTGGTGCACCACGTATTGATATTCGTATGGACGGGCGGCGGTGAATTTCTTACAGAATCCCGCTGCGCCAAATTTACCTCTTGCTCCCCAAGAGTACAGTGCGCTTTATCAAGAACAGCTTAATAATGTGTTGCGTCTGTACTTCAATAGGCTTAGTGGGAACTTACGTGGTTTGCTGGGGCCAGATGGCGGACAGTTTTTAAGTAACCCGTTTGGGGCTTGGTCTAGCGATTCGGATCAAGTAGCTGTTAGTACAACCGCAGCATACGCGGTTACGTTCGATGTCACTGATGTTTCTGACAGTGTGTACTTAAACGGCAATTCTAAAATGACGGTCACTTATCCGGGCATCTATAACTTACAGTTTAGTATTCAATTTGCCAACACGTCAGTTCAGATTCATGATGTTGATGTTTGGGCAGCAGTTAACGGCGTTAATTTAGATAATAGTAATTCACGTTTTTCAGTTCCAAATAGCCACGGAGGTACAGACGGGCATCTTATTGCTGCGTTGAATCTGTTTCTTACGATGCAGACTGGAGACTACGTAGAACTTTATTGGCATACTGACGACACAAATGTGTTTATTGAACAGATCAATGCGGCTTCTTCTCCTACACGCCCAGCTACGCCTTCAGTGATTGCAACAATGTCTTTTGTGTCATCAATTCCGTGACTTAAATCATGCCACTACCACGTTTACCTTCAGATTGGGGTTCATATGACGCTTACGACAAGCTAGATTGGTTCTTGTCTAAAGGTGTTACGGCAGATGATTTATATGCTGCGGGAGAATCTCCAGACGGCGTTGAGTGGCTTGTAAGTAACGGCTTGCCTGCGTATTCAGAAGAAACAATGCTGGACCCACGCGAGAGCTTAAGAAATACAGCAGCTTATGTAACACCTACAGTACAAGAGACACGTAACCTTGGTCCCGGCATAACACTCGCAAACCCACTAGCAGGTATAACAGATTTTGGAACTAAAACAGTATCAGAAGCGTCGGGTGATACCAGCGTTGATGTGCAAGCCCCTCAAAATATTGTTGATTACTTAATAGCAAACAACCAATCGACTTTTGTAAAAACATATCAAAATGTAGATGGGCAGTTAAAAGAAGTTGACCCTAATTCAATCACGCCCCAAGACGCTGCGGCAGGGAATGTTGTTTTTCAAATTGGCGGTAAAACAGGTGGTCCAGACAGAGAGCGCGTTGCGCAGACGTATGTGCCCCAAGGAAATAGCCTTGTTCCTGTAGGCGAAGGGCAGTTTTATCAAGGAGCCCACCCAGATCAAGCGCTGTTTGATGCGGCAAAAATAGCGGCTGTTGTTGTCGGGGCAGCTTATGGTTTACCCGCTTTGTTTGAAGCAGGTGCAGCAGCGCTTGGTGGAGCGGCGGAACTTGGTGGGCTTGCCGCGTTGGGTG